GTATCATGGCACAGAGTTTGCTCAATCTAATGTAGTAGAGGAAAAAGAATTAACTGCTATTGATACAGATGCAAAGATGATACAAGAACAAGATGGGCAATATTGTGTTCTTAGTGAGGATGGAAGTAGATCTTTTGGTTGTTATGACACTAGACAAGAAGCTGAGGAGAGATTAGCTCAAATTGAACAATACTCAGATGATGATAAGTATGGAAAGCCTAAGAAGCCAAAGAAGCCTAAAAAGCCTAAAAAAGATAATAAAGCTGTAGAGAATGTTCCAGATTATATTCAAAAGAATGCAGCTAGAGGTTTAGAACTACTTGAATATGCAGGATCTGGATTAACAGATAAAACTAAAAGAGAAGCCAGAGATATGGCTAATGGAAAGATTTCAGATAACAAAGTTGTGAGAATGGCAGCTTGGTTTGCTAGGCATGAGGGAGATTTAGATTCAGATAAAGCTAATGATTATCTTAATGGAGATAGTGATAGACCAACAGCAGGGCAGGTAGCTTGGTTGTTATGGGGTGGAGATATCTCTAAGAGTAACAAAATGAGAGCTTTTAATTGGGCTACAAAAGAAGCTGAGAAAGTAAAAGAGGAGAAATCATCTTATCCATTGTTTGGATGGCAAGAGCCAACAGTTAAATTCTTAGGACTTCCTACAGTTAAGCATTACAGAACAGAGATAGAAAAGAAAGAACTCTGGGAAGCAATTAATGGCTTAGAGGATGTATGGATGGACTATATGTCTAATGTATATGCAAAAGAATTAAACAGACAAAAGAGAGGTTTAACTAAAGTTGCTAAAGGAAGTCATGACTTAGATGCTTTAGAAACTAATGTAGATATATTTTTAAGTGGCTCAAAGTTTGATAAAGAACTATTACCATTCTTTTATTCTCTTGGGGATGATATGTCAGTTAGAACTTGGGATAATCTCTTTCCTGCTCAAGATAACTTCAAAGCAGCAGATCCTGTTGATTTAGATGTAACAATACCAGAGGAACAAGCAGTAAGAACTGTGTTTGGTGCATTAGCAGCAGATCAAGTTATAGATGCAACAACAGTTAAAAAGATTATTGAGGGTGGCTTTTATAGAGGACAGAGAGAAGTTCCACCTGCTGTTAAATCATTATTTCAAGATGGACAAGCAGCAAGTTTTGTTCAAGAAAATGCAAAAAAAGTAATGAATGACCTTAATGCAACTACAAAGAAAAGAATTGCAACTCAGATTGAGAAAACAATCAAAGAGTTTGAAGCATTGGGAGTAGTTAATCCTATTGCAGGTACTCCAGAGGGAGATAAGTTCTTTAATGAGTTAGCTAAGAGAATTAATACTCAATTAGGTGGACAGAGCTTAGGTAGAGCTAAGAACATAGCTAGAACAGAAGTAGGTAAGGTTTCATCTTGGAGTCAGCAAAGAGCTGCTAAAGCTACAGGTAAAACTTTAGAAAAAGAGTGGGTATCTAGGAGAGATGGACTAACTAGAGAAGCACACTTTGAGCTAGATAATCAAAGAGTTCCTCTGAACAGCTTTTATCTGTATAATGGTATTAAGTTGGATGCTCCTAGAGATCCAAAAGCTCCAATTAGTTTAATTGCTAATTGTAGATGTACAGAGGCTTATATTGAGGTAATAGATGAGTGAAGTAAAAAGACCAGAAAATCTCTCTTTTAAGAATGCTCCTATTGAGCTAAAAGAGGATGGAGATAAAAGATATATAGAGGCAGTTTTTTCATTATTTGACACAATAGATAGTGATAATGATGTAACAAAAGCCAATGCTCTAAGATCAGGATATACAGGGAATAAAGTTCCTTTAGTCTGGAATCATGATTGGAGTAAAGTTATTGGCAGAGGCATCATAGAAACAGATAATCAAAAAGCTGTTTTTAAAGGATATTTTCTAAATACAGAAGCAGGGAAAGAAGCATATAACACAGTTAAAGAAATGCAAGATATGCAACAGTTCTCTTATGGGTTTCAAGTAATGAAATCATCAAAAGGAACTCATATTGATTCTAAAGGAGAGGAAGTTCCTGTAAGAGTATTAGAGGATGTAAAAGTGTGGGAGGTTTCTCCTGTGCTAGTAGGTGCTCAACAGAACAGTTTTGTTCAAGCACTTAAATCAGGTTTAGAGCCTGTAGATGAGGAAATCAAAGCAGAAATGCAGGTTGAATCTACAGAGCCAGAAGTTTCAAGTGAAACTGATGCAAGTATCAGTAAATCTCAACAGGGATTAAGACTTGGAGAACAAGCTGTGGCTTCTCTTGAGGAGCTTAAGGCATTTACAGAGAGAATAGAGGATCTTGCTTCTCTAAGAAACTCTGAAAA